ATCAGACTCCGCTTGTCCACCGGATGTTCGAAATTAAGCTGTACCAGCTGGATTTTGCGCAGGGTAAATTCGAAATCCATACCCAGATAAAAATACTTTTGGTAGATAGACTCTAAAGCATAGAGTATGGCCAGTGTGTCCAATATATAGTGTTTATCCTTGTCGGCCGCTAATATTATATAGTACACAGGAGCGGGTAGTCCCCCTGTAATCTCCTGTCCTCCGTCCAGTCTAAGATAATGGTTACCCTCCATTTCTACCAATTGGTAGAACATTTGGTGTAATGCTGTGGTCAGAAGGGTCACCAACATGATCGGGTCCTCTTCGGTGGCGATAGAAACCGCCAAAGTTTTAGCATCCATCCGATAGTTTGGAACAAATTGGGCGACATTCTCCCGGTCCAATGAGCTGAACAAGCTCCTAAAGAATGTCCTTTCCTGGTACATTGTCCGCACAAAAGTGTCCAAAGCTTTGGAATCCTGACCAATATTCCGAAATTTCTCATAAATATTTTTTAACTTCTCATGGTTCTCATAGATCATGTGACAAAATCTTATTATAATATGATAAAATTTTGTCACTATTCGAAAATTCCTCTCTGATAAAAGTTAGAAACCCTTTTTTTAATCTGGCTAACCTGTAAACGCTTATGAAACTCCTGATCATTCAGGCCCATGAGCTCTTCATAATTAAACCATTTACAAGCCCTCAAAAACCTTTCCTGATAGTCAATATGTAGGTCTTCACACCGCGGAATGTCCGTCTCCGGAAGATATGGTACCCTAATAAAATAGCTGATATATATGTCCCGCATATTAATATAGATGGGCATAACATATTGTTTAATTTTATGCATAAAATATTTTTGTGATTCGGGCAAAATTTTAAGAAGTACTTGTACCGCCTCGTCCGGATATTTTAGGTCCGGACGGTCCTTTAGAAGTTCATAGATCCCGGTCTGACCCGTCTCATACAAATAGAAAAGACAACTGGTCTCCTCACTAAACTCCCGGGCAGCAATCTCCATGGATGTTTCCTGGTCGTTCAACCTCTTGCCGCCAAAATCGTTCCAACCACAATCCTTCCTCTTTAAGGGTTCCGTGTACCTTTGTAGCAAAAAATAGAACTGTCCATCCTTAAAAGTATAAGGTATAACACCCGCCGACCGACAATGTGTAATACCATCATAAACAATAATGTTAAAAGTTTTATAGGGTTCTACAGGTGAAAGATCCCAGTCCCGGCTCAAATATTTAACACACCTGGGCGTTTTAATTGTTATTGCTTGCGACATAATAAAAAATAATATTATTATTAGACCGAATTATTTTTTCATATCGCAGAGGGCCCGAGAGGCCTGAAAGGCCCGAAAGGCCCGGGAAGTCCATTTTGGATGCATGATTACGAGGCCCCCCAGGCCGAAGGACCCCAAATATGCACTCTTTTTATGGGAACAAAAACGATAGCATCCAAAACGTACCGAATAACATCCTTGGACAATTCGGATTATTAGAAAAGCATTTTCGCTCTCGTGCAGTCTGCCCGAAAGCAGACAACATCGTGGGCGCAAACGGATTAATGTTACCAGAGATCCTTTAATTTTGCCCATGCGGAATGTACTAGGGTCTATCCGACAAAAAAGCTGGAAGGCCCGCCGATAAATTTCGGACGGATAGGAATATTTTTCCCCTGTAGGGCCTGCAGGAAGATTGATGTCTGTCTTTTTTATTTTGGAGGATGCATCCTGTTTGTCAGGTTCGTCCCAATATTCTTGCAGGTCCCCTAATATTTTGGGACTAAAATCGTCGAGCCTAATGCGATGGACACCCTGAAAATCCTGGACAAGATAAATGCGGATCAAAGAGTCCTTAAATTTGTAATGTGGATCATCCAGAACCAATGGATGGCCGTCCAATTTTCGGGAGCCGACCATCCTTAAGGATGCATTCTGACGTACTATTTGTCGATCAAAAAGTTTTTCAGAATGGATCCAAAAATATTTTTCATCCCATGTCCAGGAGAAGAGTTGGTAGATAATACGTAAAAGTTGGAGCCATGGTTCCAGATAGATGTTCCGTAGGGTCAAATGTTTCGAGAATTTGGACGGATTTTGGGAGGTAGACCAGACAAATTCAATCCTACCATCAAAATTGGGGATGTATCTTTCGAAAACTTCGAGCAATGTATCCTCGACCTGGTCTTTAAAATCGGACGGCACCCATCCCTTAACATCAAAATCGAAGACCGGACGCCCGCCCGTGTCCGGTTGGGCGGACACATGGTCCACTAGAATTTCATGCGCGTGCGGATATTTTTCCCGGTCTTGCAGGAACTGGGCGAAACTCTCTAGAACGGTATAATACCGTCCCGCCCGGCCCGTACGGGTCAGCCTTTCGTTGGCAAAGATAAAAGGTTTTACGGATTTTATGGGAGCGTTCCGGGCCTCCTCCAGCCGATAATAGCGTGCCATATTATATATTTATTTTTTATAGATAGGTTGTCCTCGCTAAAAAGTATTTATCTATGAATATTTTATACCAGAATCTTTTTTGGAAAGAAGTTCTAGATAATACTCATAATAAGGTTTGGCCAACCGGTTAACCGTGGCCTCCAATTCTTCTTTGAGCGTCTGGAGTAATATATCCCATTGTACCAAACGTTCCTCCGGTGGAACATTTTGGGCAACCTCGCGAATTTTCTGGGGAATATTCGACCGGAAATCATGCAGATAGTCTAGATCCCGGAGAAGGTTAACCACAATATTGTTGGCCAGCTGTAGGTCCATGTGACCGTATTTATAGATTTTATGATAAAGATTGATGCGTACGATAAAATATTTATAGAGTCCAAATTTAATCTCGACCAGATAATGGACCTCGTTCCAAATTTTTGGGTTCCGGCGGAATTCATAGAGCATCCGGTAAAGGACAAAATAGTATTCCTGGGAATACCGGCGGGCAACCAATATATATCGGGTAAAATCACTATAAATACTTTTGGACGATATGTCATGATAGATAACACCCATATCAATACCAATAACATCCGATTCATATTTAATATAATATGTTATGATAATAACTTTGTTCAAGGAAATTATATCTTTGAACCGGACAAGCTGATCGCCCCGTAATACTTTTTGGCCGGTCATAATTTCGTCCATGGTCCATCTAATTGTAATCAGATCCAGTTTTTTTAAATATTTGTTGAGCAAATAAAGACATTTTTCCGGATTATCGTGATTTTCCCCAAGGATCCGGTCAAAATTACTGAGCTCTCGGGGCTGGAGCAGACTCCGGACGCGCTCTATTTGTTCATTTTCTATATTTTCCAATTTGAAACGTTTGTCATCCCCAGCAATAATATAGAGGAACCTAATGTCCGAATATTTTTCCACCTGTCCTAAAAGTTCGAGCAATCTGGAATAGATTGACGTTGAATCATATTCAGGATAGACATAATTGTCCAGGTCTATATCGGTAACATAAACGATCTTTTTTTGAAAATTGCCCACTATTTTGACACGGTCCATATTGGGTAGGACCAGTATACGGGGCAAAATCTTTTCTAGAATATACTTTTTAAGCCTATGTGAATAGATAATCATATTAAAAATTGATAAAAAATTTCATTGTGTTTAAAATTCATTTCCTATAATATAGTTATAATTAAAATGCCCTCGAAATTAGAGAATAATCCAGTTCCTAAAGAAGAACTTGAGGATTCGGACATCCTTTCGGATGAACAGGATGATACTAAAACCGGAACAAAACCGACAAAATCGGCAACAAAATCAGCAACAAAATCGGCAACAAAATCGGCAATAAAATCGGCTAAATCTGTTAAAAAAACCGGAAAAAAGACAAAAGTGAAGGATAAGGAGGCCGACGAAAAGGACGCCGACGAAAAAGATGTTGACGAGAAGGAGGCCGACGAGAAGGAGGCCGACGAAAAGGAAGCCGATGAAAAGAAGGTCGGTAAAAAGAAGTTCGACAAAAAAGCCAATGAATCCGAGCCCCCTGAAGAGTCCGCCGGATCCGATGATGAAACAGAATCTGAGGAAGAATCTTCGGGAAAAATTATCAAAAAAACCAAGAAATCTGTTAAAACTACCCCGGTTGGTAGAACGGGCAAGGCCGGTAGGACAGTCCAGCCTGGAAAAAAAACGGTCCAGACAAAAGCGGCCGGTAAAAAACAGGCCGCCAAATCAACCCGTCCCAAAACTGAATATCAAGAATATATCCAAAATGAAATACGTAGATTACGTTCTAAAAAAGAAAATGCGGGCAAAAGTAACGCTGAACTAATGAAAGAAGCTGCCATGAACTGGCATCGCTACAAGGAAGAAAATGGTATCAAGACTAAAAGTGATTTGGCCCGTGAATCTAAGGCGGCCACTAAAAAGAATGTTAGTGAGGACTCGGAATCTCAAGAGTCCGAGGAAGAAAAGCCGGCCAAAAAAACCAAAAAAACGGCTACCAAAACAGATAAGTCTGTAAAGATTGCTGGTTCTACTAAAAAGGATGAGTTGTCCGATTCATTTTCGGACAAACCTTCAAAAAAAACCAAAAAGGAAGAATCTTTGGACGATTCTGAAGATTTAGAATAGTCTAGGTATTATATAATTATATTGTATAATTATATAATGTCCTACTATTGTGGTATGCGGGATCCCCCTAAAAATCGAAAGTTGGGAACACCCGAAGAATGTCTTAGGGCACGTCAAGTTAGGCTTTATGGGGTTAATAAAATAGATCCAAAATTAATCCAGGAGGTACAAGGGATGCGCAAAAAGCATAGAATGAGCGAGCTGCAGGAGGCTATTTTGAAATTACACATACTTCAGGATAAAAATAAATATTTGATCAAACAACATCAAAAGGCTAAACTGATTGAAGAAACAACTGATAAAGAGAGGACCCGGAAAAATGCCCAGAAACGTATGCAAAAATTGGTCAAAGAACATGAAATACTCAAAAAGAAAATATTAGAACAACAAAATTTGGTCCGGAAACTTCAGAAGGAAGAAAAGGAAAAACAAAAAGAAAAAAAAGAAAAAAAGAAACCAACCGGTAGGAAGAACAGAATGAGCGACCTTCAGGAGGCAATATTTAAGCTAAACAATCTTATGTTTGATGCTAAATATTTAAGAAGACGCTATGATAATATTAAAAAAATTTTAGATACAACCACTGATGAAACCGAAAGGAAAAATGCCCAAAATGAATTGCAAAAAATCTTTAAGGAACGTGATATACTAATCAAAAAGATAAATGACCAAAAGGAGGTAGTCCGTATACTTCAGGAAAAAGAAAAACAACAACAAAAAAGTTGAAGAAATTGTCACATTTTAATACTCTCCTAGGATAGTATTAAAATGGCTTATTGTAAGAAACAAACAATTATTTTGGAAAAATCAACCGATCAAAAAAATAATCTGGAAAAATTTTCGGACGAAGAATTCCAGGCCGCATGGATCCTGGCCAATCTAAATAATAAAGTAGACCATCAAAAAGGAGTCCAAACTAAACTAACCATCAGGATCAAATATGTTAGATCTGGCCTTTTTTGCCAGAATTGTAGCCCAAACTGTTAAAAAGTTTACTACTTGGGGTACCCGGATATGCCTTTTTACCCCCTTTCGCACCATCGCAACCGCCACAACCACCATAACCCCATCCCGGGTAACCACAACCATAGGCACCACAACCGCCACAACCACCACAATCCCCATAGCCTCCACAACCATCCACATAAGGTCCGCAAGGTCCGTAGGGTCCGCAGGGTCCGCAAGATCCGTAGGGTCCGCAAGATCCGCAGGGTCCGCAGGGTCCGCAGGGTCCGCAAAAGCCGCCATATCCTGCATTATTAAAGCAATTATTACAAGCATTATTACAATTGTCATAAAATCCGGCCTCTTGATCACCAAAACAAGCATTATTTTGGGCACAAAGAGCATTATCCCTTTCATAGTAAACCTCCCGATTCCTTACCAGAGCATTATTGTTCTGGCAACCAAAGAGGTTCCTGCCAAAACCGGCATCGTTATAACAATTATAACAGTTGCCGCAGCCATTATTATAATATCCATTAAAAAATGGACATCCAAAACATCCGGCCCATCGTCCCATTCTGACTATATAAGTTTAAAAATATTATTATTTATAATAGGGGAGGAAATAATCTATATATAAAAGTTGAAAAAAAATAATTTTAGTATTAGGATCCAAATTATTATTATGGATCCATACAATAGAATGATGGATGTAAACGGTACAATAGATACAGATGGTACGATCCAGATGCTCGGTACAGTTCAAAATCCATCGAACAAAAATCTGGATGACAATCACGACAATCTATTACCTTTTAGCTCTAGCGGAAATTTACATATATTACTCTCCGAGTTCAGAAAATGTAATAATGAGGATGATATAATCCGTATGTTCCAAAATTATTTAGGGACCAAAAAATTACAAAATAATCAATATGAATTTATAGATCAGATGGAATTTTTTGGGCCGGTCATGATCATCTTTGGATACCTCGTATCGATCAATTATCAAAAGGCAGTACAATGGTTAATCGATCATTATGCTCCTCTAAACGTGAGCTATGATGATAATTTTGCCTATTTTGAAAATTATCAACGTAATAATGATGATACCATGGCAGAAATGATTATTAAACATGAAAGTTTTGTTCCGGACCTCCCTATTATCCAGGATCTGGCCGAACGTCGGAAGGCAGAACTCCTTCGCTTATGTCTCCAGAAATTTAAGGATAATCATGATAATCATGATAATCATAAAGAAACTTTATTAAAATTACTCAATGCCTCTGATTTTGACGCAATCATCAAAGAGGTTAAAATGATGAAAGCATCTTTAAGTACACCTTACATTGATTGGTTTGATTGGTATGTACCTTATTAATTGATATTTAAAAAAGTTCGTGTTTATTTTTTTAAACATGATCTTTTTAACCTATAAATGGAGGAAAATATAATCATACATGAAAATACAATACCGACCATTTCACGTCCAGAATATATTTTTGATGAATCATCCTCAGAAGATAATGCCAATCATAAACATTTGGTCACCCCGCCCGATCGATCGTCTACAATCCCGGAAGGCCCGGAAGGCCCAGAAGGCCCAGAAGGGTCAATGCATACGAGTTCGGAATTACCAGCAGAAAAACTAACGGATGTACCCCCGATAGCACACACAGAAAAACCCACGGATATACCTCCCACAGAAAAACTAACGGATGTACCCCCGATAGCACACACAGAAAAACCCACGGATATACCTCCCACAGAAAAAACTGCCGATATACCCCCAATGGCACACACTGAAAAACTAACGGATATAACCGAAAGGCCGACAGATATATCCCCGGCAACACATACGGAAAAACCAATCGATATACCCCTAACAGAAATTCCGACCAATGTACCGGTCGATGATCCAGCCCAAATATCCAGGGTGCCCAAGATTAAAAAAATACCTAAAAAAATATTAGAAAATCAAAAAATATATGAGGCCATATTAGAACGACAAAAGACTGGAAAAAAACAGGATCATAATAATAATAGAAAATCTTCACAAACTAAACTAATTAATTTTAGGAGGATTAATATTGGGGGCAAAATTAAATTAGTTCCTTTGGTCCCAGTTACGAAAGAGGAAAAATCGGCCGAAAAAAATTCTGAAAAGGATAATTTACAGGATATATCAATATCAAAGGAAGATTCCGAGCAAGATACAATTGTAAAGATAGAACGAATGCAAAGACAGGGGCATGCACTCCCGGCCAAATATGCAAAACATATGGAAAAGGATATTAAAAAGAAAACCATCCGTAACATTAAAAGTTTTACCGAACTAAGACGCTTTACCGTACTAGAAAGTTTGCCCGCGGAGATTAATACTAATCTGGAAAAGGTTAGTATGGAAGAGTTAAGACGTCTTAAAATGGAACAAAGACGCCGCGAACAGGAACAGCGTAAAAATACCCAGAATAAAAAGGAAAGTCTCCTCCAGGAAATCCTTAAGGATGATAAAATGACCAAATTTTCTAAATTAATAGCCCTAAGGAATATTACCGACAATGGTAGGCGTAAATATTTAAACCGAAAAATTGAAAAAATTAAAATTGATAATTCAGAAACTTATTGAAAAAATATTACATCTGCCCAACTAATATAAATTTTAGTTTAGTTTATTAGATTATTAGTTTAGATGGTAGAAAGATTTGTTGGGCTTTACATTTTTAATCCAGAAATTCGGGGTCCAGAAGATGTCCGTCTAAAGCATTTTAAAGATGCACGGGTAGACAGTCTGGACCTGGAACCTGATGAAAAATATCAGTATCAAAAATGGTATGCCCGCAAACTTTATCGTATCTGGTTGCACGATATGAGACATATTCCGGGCTATCATAATTTTAGACGTATTAAAACCCGTACTTCTGATGATGACAAAAAATTAGAAAAAGTCCTACAACAGCAGGATATGGTCAGCCTCCATCCTAACCTGCGTCCTAAAAAGATCAGGATACGTCCCACCCGTTTTTTTACAGAAAGAACGGGATCCTATATAGCCACCTGCCGTAGGTTTCGCAAATTAACCCAGGAAAAATTAGCGGAGCTAATAGGTACCGATCCGGCAACCGTCCGCAATATTGAAATAGGTGGTCTGATCACCTTCCGTGAGGATCTGGCCCAAAAGATTGCCCAAACTCTAGACATTCCCTATCAAATACTCCTGGATTTACAAAAATTGGACCAAGAATTACGGGCTTAAAATAATAAAAATTGAATTTCAAAATATAAATAATAAATGACATAAAAATGTTATTTATTATGCCCAAATCAAAACGAGCAGAAAAGAAAAAACGTTCGGACCAAGAACAGGATGATCTGAGCGATTTAGAGGTTATTGATGATACAGTAGAGTTGGAAAATTCAACAAAAGAAACGAAAACTTCCAAATCCTCAAAGGAGGAAGTAAAAGAGGACATACAGGTTCCCGATCCCAATGAAAAAATAGTAGACGAACCTAAAAATACCGATATCCATGAGATCGATCCGAACACCCCTATTAAAGATTTAAAACCTGACGAAATACTAAGATATCTAATCATTTTGGGTGAGAAATCGCTCAATCCACAGTTAAAAAGTGGTGCCTCCAATCTATTAGAAACTTTACAAGGTCGACGGCGTTTCCGAAGAGGCGGATATCACCGTAAGTTTAGCCAGTTCCGTCAGGACCAATTCCGACAGGACCAATTCCGACAGGACCGTCAGGACCAATTCCGACAGGACCGTCAGGACCAATTCCGACAGGACCGACAGGACCGATGGGGGCGTGGTACCTATTACGGTCGTTAGGCCTGTAGAGGA